CGTCAAACGTCGCCGCGATTGCCATTGCTGCCTCTTATGGGGTGAACACAAACATGAGCCGCTTCTCTTGCGGGTAAGGCGGTAACGGGTTGTGCTGGTTGTACTGATCCAGCGGGATGAGGTGCCCCGTCGTCGTGTCGAGTGCCCACCACAGCTTCCAGCCAAACTTGAAGCCGTTCGATGCGGTGTAGCAAAAATAGCGATTGTCCTTCGTCCAGGCCGTCATAGTCTGGATCGTTCCGTTGACCAACGCAAGGTCCGTCACATTCCATTGGGTCGGATCGTACTGAATCCCGAACAGGTAATAATCCAGACCGTACGCAGTGTTCCGGAACAGCCAGTAACAGCGCAGTCGGTAGAGTTCGAAACCGGTTGGCGGGTCGTTGACGTCATACGGAACGCCCAAATCATTCAGAAAATAGCCGTCCCGCCAACCGGCGTCCAGCGACGCGTCCTGGGTCGCGAAGTACAGGAGCCAGCGCGGCAACGTCCCGTCTGCCCGTGCGAACGGAACGACGGCAAATGTGAGCGGAAAGAAAAAGAGATACGTCAGGATGACGTTGACGAGCGACAGCACGCAAAAGCGCGCAATGGTGAGTAGCTTTGCCATTTGGTGGGGTTCCAAAACGTAGTTCGAAAAGAGTGTGGCGAGCCAGAGCACTGAAGCAGTCGTTTTGGCCTGATCTGTCGGACTACTGAACAAACACAGAACGACGATAGCCAGCGTACATACAAACTCCATTCGCCACCCCGTGGGCAAAGTACACCGCAAGATTACTTTATCTTACGGTGTACCCGTACATCAACGGCCAAAGGTAACGAAACGTAACAACGCCACAAGCCACTTCGCTTTGGACACGGCCACGCCGATTCCGAGCCAGGACCGACCCGCACGCTTGGACGGCTTAAGCGCTTCCGGCGTGTCAACGAACGGCACGCCGCGAATGGTCCCTTTCGACGCGAAGATGCGTGAACGCGCAATCGACTCTGCGGCATTGCACATGTCGCACTGCGAACCGCACTGGCCGCAGTTGAAGCCGTTCTTGATGATGTCCATCGGACATGGACCGTCACGCGTCGAAACGATCTGCTCGCCCGGTTTGACGACGAGCTTGCAGCGACGACACTGAAACGTCGGACCGTCCGCGACGTGGCTGCTCATCGACTTCGGCCTGACGTAGCAATCGACCGGGCGTATCACTTCGGCACCTGGGCGTGGACGGCGCGACCGGCTTCGAGAATCGGCAGGCCCGCTTCGGTCGGAACGTATATGACCTGATTCTTGGTGTCCTGCATTGCCTGAATCTGCAGGTACTTCAGATATCCTTCGGGACCGCCCAGGCCGTCTGCGACGATCTTGTTTGCCTTCGCGACGCCGTTTGCACGGATGACTTCGGCGTCAGCGTACGCTTGCGCGGCCTGCTTCTTCGCTTCGGCTTCCTGAACGATGACTTGTTTGGCGTACTGTTGCTTCGCCAGTTCGGCCTCGCCGTTGATGCGCTGCTCGTAAATGCGGTACGGCGGGTACATGTCGCAACCGGAAAGCGCGCCGCAGATGGCACCGGCGAGTGCTACGATGGTGATCGATTTCATTTACTTCGTTCTCCTAGAGGAATTCGCCGGAATCCGGCGGGGTTTGCAGCGGAACTTGTGGCGGAGCGTAACCGCGCGCAGCGTATGAATCCTTTCCGAGTTCGTCTGCGCGATGGGGATCGTACCGCCCCAGGATGTAGTCAGGGCGGCGCTGGTTCGGTTGCGGGCACGCAGCAATGATCTTCCAGCCCGCGTCGAGTTCTCCTTGCAGCTGATCGCTGCAGGCATCTTCGAGCAGCTTAACATGGTTGAAGAGCATCAGTGCCATACCCGGCGTATACACTTCTACCTTCTCGTTGTACTGCATGTTTGAGACGTTCGTGGCGAACTTCTCCATCTTCTCGATGAGTCGCGTCACCTGCTCAATTGCGCCTTGCGGGTCCAGACCGCTTCCGGCATCGGCAATCGACTTAACTTTACTGACGCCGATCTTAGCCTGTAGAACGTCGATGTATTGCTTCTCAGTCAGGCCAAGAACGGGTGCATCTTCATATTCGTCGTCATCGCGTTTGAAGACCGTGATGCCTATTTCGGCCAGGCGCTTAGCGCGATCAGCGCGTTGCTTCTGCTTCTTCGCTTTCTCTTCTTCAGAGTCGCTGCTGAAGCTGTAAATGGATTCGAGTACGACGGTGAGCAGCCTCATGGTTAGTCGTCCAAACGTTTGGTGATTTCGATTTGATGGCCAGCGACGTGACCGGCATCCTTCGCCGCGACCATTGCTTCATAGTCTTCCAGGGTCTTCGACTTCTGGATGGAACGCGATTTGCTGACGTACTCCGCAGGACCGCCGAAGTGTTCGTCAACGCGCTGCGCCTTGATAACGACGAGCGCGGTGCCGGCAGACGCCGTGAGCTGCTTACGCTCCACCATCATCTCGTCAAACTTGTCCACCAAAACGCTCGCTGCCGCGTTCTTGAATTGCGCGCCGATACGCACGCTGTAGCGCCCAGGGTGATTCGCCTGCATGTACGCTTTGCAGAGTCTGTCGATGTTCTCCAGAAGGCGCTCCAGCATCTGCTTCGCAAGCTCGACATCGTTCTTGTAGCCCTTGAAGTTGATGCGCTTGCCAATCTTCTTCGTGAACCCGCCGCCCGTCTTTGCGTTCTGCTGAGCCTTAGACGCCATCTTGTAGTCCATCTTCGCCCACTCGAAGACGCTGTGGCAGTCGTTGTACCTCGCAACGGCGACGGCGAGCGTATCGATGTGGAACGGGATTGCCGCGAACGCCCGCGTAACCGGTTCGTCCGCGAATTCCTGCGGCGCGGCCTCGCTAACGTCGTACTCGTCAATTTGATACTTGTCCATAAGCGCACGGGCGCGCTGCGCGGCAATCGCGGCTTCGTTCGGGCTGGCGGAATCCGCTGCCATGGCCAGTAGCTTAGCGATGCGCTCTTTAATGCGCTGAAGGTCTTCGCGTTCCATTTCTGTGTCCTTTCTACGATCTTTCTGGGTGGAGCTAGTTTGCTCCACCCTTATGGAAATTAAAAGAAGCGGTCGGCGCAGATCGGGCCGATGCCACGCGCGACGCTATCCGGGTCCGACAGTTCGCGGTTACAGATCGAGCAGATGCCGAACGTCTTGCCGTAAGCAATCGCGGCATTCTCTGGATCAACGCAGGCAGCTTCGACGGCTTTCGCCTGAACATCGGAGCAATCACGGCTCTTCAGAAACTTTCCGCCAGTGATCTTTCCGAGATAGACGCCAGCATCATCGCCGCCCGATGCCTTGACGTAGACGGCACCGGCGTTAACGCTCGATTCCTTCGCCAGAGAGAACACAAGGCGTTCATCGTTGCCCAGAAGGTGCATCTTCGGGCTCTTCAGGCCGCGCTTCTTCGCCCGGTCGAACGCCGACGTAATCGGCGTGATATCAACGACCGGCGCTGCTGCCGTCATCGCGTTACGCTGTGCCTCGCGCTCCAGATTCGTCGCCTTGAACTTATCCGCGCACCGGATTGCCGCAGCCAGCTGGCCACTCGTAAGCGAGCCATACGCCTTCGCCTTTTCGCGCAAATCGATGGCGAAGTTGAACGTCGTATTCGTCCACCATTCCTTCAGCGACGGGTGAAGCGCTTCGACCGCCGCGAGATTCGACGCCAACTGGCGCTCTTTCCGATCTGCGGCTTTCAGCTTGTTCGCGTCGCGGACGGCCTTCGGCGTCTTAAACGTCAGGACGCCTTTGCCGTCGCACTTGAAGCAGCGGCCTGCCTCGCGGAACGAATAGGCCGGAATCCAGCCGGTCCCGCGACACTTCGGGCAGTCTTCACTGTACAGCGTCTCAGCGCGGTCGGTCGGCGTCCGCTTCTCGAATTTGGCGGGTCTGCCGTTCGCGTTGATGTGCGACGGGACCGGGCCGATATCGTCCTCTGTGATGTCGTCGAAGGGGATGAAATCGGGGTTCTGCGATTTGGTTGCGAGGTTCATGGCGTTTAGCTCCGTTTGCGTTAAGTTTCGTTCACCGCTACTACAAGACGAATTCTGCTCCATAATTCTGGCGCAGGCAACAGTTTTCTCACAAAATTTTCACTATGGTGAAAATTGTGGCGAATCAATCACTTATGTGACGCCACAGACACGAGACACGCGGATAATACGCGCGATACGTCCACCATTTTCGCGCCCGCTCATGATCCCATCGTTCCTCAAAGCCCTTTTCCGTCGCGCCGAAGTTCAGCCGACGAAGCCGCAGACGAAAGAAGAGAAGCGCAATGAGGCGCTGGCGGTCGATCCGCTTGACCCGATCCAGAAGCGAAAGCACAGTCCCTGGGAACAGCCGCCCGAATTCAAACTGCGCAGCGCAACGGAATTCCCGGTATTCGACGGCCTCGCTGGCGACGTTATGCAGGTCACGACCGCAAAGGCGATGGGCGATGCCGCGCTTTCGCTTGCGTCCAAGGGCACCGCTGCCATGGACGAGCTTGCGGACGACGGCACCGGCATGCTGAAGGTCGCGCCCAGCACCTATACGGTCCCGGCAGGCCTCTTCCAGTGGTACATGAGCCAAGGCTTCATCGGCTATCAGGCGTGCGCAATCATCGCCCAGCACTGGTTGGTCGATAAGGCTTGCTCGCAAGCGGGCGAAGACGCGGTGCGTAACGGCTGGGTCATCAAGGCGCGCGGCGGCGACGACCTGGAAGATGAAGAGCACGAAGCTATTCTGGAAGCGGACAAAGAATTCAAGGTCAAAGAGAACCTGATCGAACTCAATCGCTTCAAAAATGTCTTCGGCATCCGCGTCGCCATCTTCCAGGTGCAGTCAGACGATCCTCTGTACTACGAAAAGCCGTTCAATATCGACGGCATCAAAGAAGGATCGTACAAAGGCATCTCGCAGGTCGATCCTTACTGGATGATGCCGGTGATGACGTCGAAAGGCACGAGCGACCCGGCAGACAAGGATTTCTACGACCCGGAATATTGGACGATTAGCGGGCGCAAGTATCACAAGTCGCACCTCTGCATCGTGCGCGGCCCGCAACCTGCCGACATCCTGAAGCCGACGTACATCTTCGGCGGCGTTCCGCTTACACAGCGCATTTACGAGCGCGTCTATGCCGCAGAGCGCACAGCGAACGAAGCGCCTCTGATGGCGATGTCCAAACGGACGATGGCGATTCACGCCGACCTGGAAAAGGTCATGGCGGATCAAGCCGCATTCGAGCAGCGCCTGCTGACTTGGATTCGTTACCGCGACAATCACGGCGTCAAAGTTCTTGGCAAAGAAGAGGCCATGGAGCAGTTCGACATCAACATGTCGGACTTCGATAGCGTTATCATGAACCAGTACCAGCTGGTATCGGCCATCGCGCGTACGCCTGCCACCAAGCTGCTCGGAACATCACCGAAGGGCTTCAACGCCACCGGCGAGCACGAAATTAAGACGTACAACGAAGAAAAGGAGTCGATCCAAGAGCACACGATGATGCCGATGCTGACGCGGCATTACGACATACTTGGTCGCCATCTCGGAATCAGCACGCAACTGGAAGTTGTCTGCAATGAAGTCGATTCGGTTTCGCAGAAGGAGCGGGCCGAACTCAACAAGCTCAAAGCCGATACGGCAACGGTTCTCATCAACAACGGCACAATCTCGCCGGATGAAGACCGGAACCGCCTGCGCGACGATCCGCACGGTGGCTATAACCGTCTCACCGATGAGGATGCCGACGAAGAACCGGGCATGTCGCCTGAGAACAAGGCTGACTTGGAAAAGGCGAAAGGCCAGCTGGAAAAGGGCAACGCTGCTGAACAAAGCGCGCCTTCTGTCGGTATGCGCGACCCGTCCCAGACGGAGCCTGAAGACGACTCCGCGACGAACACATTAACGGGCGCGGTCGATCCGACGAGCGGGACGCTGCAGGCCTTGGTTCCTTTCCTTATGTCCGCAATCGCCAATGCGCAGGCCAATCCGCAATCGCCCGACCCCGTGCAGGCAGCGCTCCTTCTTCTGATGCATCAGCTGGCTTCCAAGAATGTTCAGGCGGGCCAGGCGGCGGCGCTCGAAAACGTAGACCCGCCGATTCAGGGGACCAAACCGGGCACGCGAGGTATTGAGCGCGGCGTGCAGGGGATTCATGGCGTTGTGAGCGAAGCTAAGGACTCCTTTGCTGAGGATTGGAACCCGCACGTCCTGCCGAAGCTTCGGATTGGCAAACTGACTTGCATGATCGAGAACCCGCGCAACTCCGTTCGCAAGGGCATCGACATGAACGGCAAGCCGTGGAGCGTCAAGATGGCGAATCACTACGGTTTCATCAAGGGATACGAAGGCGCGGATGGCGATGAGTTAGACTGCTTCGTCGGCCCAAACCTGCGCAGCCAAGATGTTTATGTCGTCCAGCAGAAGGGACTCGATGGCGAGTTTGACGAGCACAAGTGTATGCTTGGCTTCGACTCTGACGAAGAAGCGAAGGCCGCGTACCACGCGAACTTCAAACCGGGCTGGGATGGCTTCGACTGTATGCAGAAGATGTCGATGGATGAATTCCACGAATGGCTCGACTGCGGAGCCGCGTGCAAGCCGCTGACTCACCGGGCCTGAATATGACAAAGAACTATCTGAAGGAGTTCGCTGAAGTAATTGATAGAGGGATCACAGACCCGAACAACAAGAGCCAAATTGACGAATTCTTTGCCGCTTTGTCAGCAAACGAAGCTGCAGGGATCGTCAAGCGCGCTTACGACGCTGAGATAAAGAAATTTGGCAAAGGTCCGGCAAAAATACGAAATAAGGGTGTGAAACTCTGATATGGCCTTCAAAGCCTCAAAGAAACGCGAGCGCCGCGAACCGGAGCCTGTGGCCCAAGGGTCGGTCCTTGGGCCGAACGCCGGTGTGCGCGTTTGGTATGAAAAGCGCATGCGCGTTCTGTTCAACGCGATGGTCGATGATTACCGAAAGGAGATCATCGAAGCATTGGCGCATCCGGAAGTTAAAGAGGCGTTCGACGCGTCCACGGGCGCGGCTTCGGTCTTCCAGCGTATCCTGGATCGACTCAACCGGAAGTGGCGCGACTTCTCCAAGTCTTTCGCGTTCCAACTCTCGTCTGAGTTTGTCGACAAGGTCGATGAAACGTCCAAATCGACATCGTGGTTCAGCATGACGACGGCGGGCATCAATCAGCCGCGCATGACGTACAACGAATCGGTCAAGCAAACGCTGCAGGCTTCGAAGGACTTCAACCATACGTTGATCACAAACGTATCGCAAGAAGTCCACGAGAAGGTCTACAACGCGGTGATGCTTTCGCTGACGTCACCGAATCCGGAAGAGCAAGGGGCGTCTGGAATTCAGAACGCGCTGCGCGGCATGAAGCAATTCACCGATAAGCGAATCGAGCTTATCGCGCGCGATCAAAATAGCAAAGTCTATTCGTCGCTGACGACGGAGCGGCTGGAAGACAACGGCGTCGAATACTTCAAGTGGCTGCACTCTAGCGCAGGCAAGGTTCCGCGACATTCGCACGTTGAGAAGGACGGCAAGGTGTTCAAGATCAACGACCCGAAGTTGTGGACCGGCCCGAAAGCCGACCAAGGCCCACCCGGATGGGCCATTAACTGTCGGTGTCGTATGATGCCGCTTATCGGATACAGGGAGAAGGTAGAATGACGGGCTATAACGATCACGACGATGGTTCGCGGGGCCACTCACTTCGTACGGAGTCCTTAACGATGGATCAACCCACTGTTGCGCCGCGCCGCGCCTCGTTCCGTTCCTTTCTCATCGAAGCGCATATCGCTATCGAATCCCTACCTGCCATGCGCCCGCGTTGGGCCGCGTTGGATGTCGCGCTGGTGATCCTTCTGTGGTTTCACTGAGCCGCACCAGTTGAGGGTTGAGCGGTTGAAGCCCAACTCCTATTAGCTATACCCTATTACTACTTTAAGACCTACCTTTAGTTGATTAGATAGGTCAACTCTCAACTGGTCACGGCGAAGCCTTGCGGCTAGGGCGGAAGAGACGGTTGACCAACCAGTTGGCGCGGCTGATACAGAGTGGATTGCTCAACCACCAATGACGCCAATGGAGTCACGGTGATGTTAAGTACACCGGACAGAGACGCGATAATACACGCGAACAGATACACCCATTGGAACCGATGCCAACGACCGCGCGCCACCAGGATGAGAACGGGTACTTGCTGGTAAAGCAGTGCCCCATCGCGTCGTTTGGCATCTTCCAATATTCGGCAGCGCAGCTTGGAATGGAAGGCGATCCCGACCGGATCGTCAACGTGTTTCGCCCTGAGTCGGAAGTAAGCAACGCGGACTACCTGGCATCGTTCCAGGTGGTGCCCATGATCAATGATCATGAGATGCTGTCCGGCTTCCAAGGCGATAACAGCGCGGCTGCGCCGGAAGACAAGGGTGTTGACGGAGTGCTGCTGAACGTCACTTACGGCGCTCCATGGGTCTTAGGTGACCTTAAGATTTTCTCGCGCTCGATGCAATCCGATCTGGGCGCGGGCAAGAAGGATTTGTCACTGGGCTACACGTGCGACTTCGTAATGAAGCCTGGCGTGTACAACGGCCAGTCGTACGAAGTAGTCCAGGTGAATATGCGCGGCAACCACATCGCGCTCGTGGACGTTGGTCGCGTGCCTGGTGCAAGGGTTCTGGACGGTGGAAAGCGAATCTGCTACGACCGTCTGGATTTTTCTGCAGTATTCCCCAAACCAAATGGAGCAGGTATGCCGATGCCGAACAAGAAGCGCACGATGGACGCAGATGTCGTCGCGCAACTCAAGGCTCAGCTGCAAGCGCTCCTTCCCACCTTCGAGCAGTTCTTGACGCAGGAGCAAGCCGAACCTGCTCACCAAGACCCTGCCGCTGGCGGTGCGGAAGGCGGTGCGGCTGGCGCAGAAGGTGCTGCTGGGGGCGCGGGCGCGCAAGGGGCTGCTCCGGCAGCTGACCCGAACGCCAACGCCGCCGCAGCTGGTAGCGAGACGGGCACGGGCGAAGTCGCGGCAGCGGCTGCGCCGGGTGCCACGCCCGAAGGCGAAAACGACGCTGGCGGTGCAGCCGGTGCCGAAGGGGCCGCAGGCGCAGAAGGTGGCGCTGGTGGCGGAGAAGAAATGGGTGCGCTGATCGATCAAGCGCTTTCCATCTTCACGAAGCTCAAAGAAGCGATCTGTGGCGGCCAAGCCGCTCCGGAAGCATCGGGCGGCGATGAAGGCGGCGAAGGCGAGATGGGCGGCGCAGGTGCTGAAGGGGGCGCAGGTGCCGAAGGTGAAGACACCGTGGAAGGGCTGGAAGGCACGACCCGCGAAGGCACGGACGAAGGTGGCGAAGGCGGTCCCGCGCTTGGCGAAGGCGGACAGGGCCGCGCGTCGGAAGGCCCGTCAGCAGGACAGCACACGGGCGCTGATGCTGCGCTTCGTTCTTTCCACGCTGACCTTGCTCTTAAGAATCGCTTCGTTGACCGGTTGTCTAAAGTGGTTGGCACATTTGACGGAGCCGTGGACATCGCATCTGCAACATCTGCTGATGTCGTGGCTTACGGGCTGAAGAAGCTCGGCATCAAGTGCGCCAAGGGCACCGGAGCGATTGCTTTGGACGCCTACTTGACCGGTGTCGAAAAGTCCCGTCAGACTGTGACGGCCACCAAGAAGCAGAACGCGGCGGATGCAGCGTTGGCGGCGGAAGTGCCGGCCATCGACGCCTACTTCAAACCCCAGGAGTAATACAACATGTCGTTGCAATCCACTGTTCAACGCGGCTACGTTCTTGGCTTCGCAGGTCAGATCGTCCGCGACGGCCCGAAGCGCGCCAAGATCGCGCGCATCGTCAGCGCCACGCTGGGCACCGATCCGGGTGCATCCACCAACCGTATCTCGCGCGCATTCGGCTACAGCCAGGAAGTGCCGGAACTCGGCACGTCGCCGGTCCAGCAAGAAGCTGAAGTCATCGTCGGCGGCGCGAACTTCTTTGGCGTGCTCGGTCAGCCGCAGCGTTACGCGCTGTACGGCAAGAGCGGCGACGCGCTCGCGGCTTCGTACGATCTGCCGCAGGGCGTCGAAGGCGAATTCTTCGACATGGTCACCGGGATGATCATGGAAGTGTTCAACTTCACGACCGGCGCGGAAACGCCGACGTACGGCGACCCGGTTGGCTATGTGCCGTCGACCATCACGACGGCCAACAACCCGCTGGCGCTGCCGTACGGCGCGCTGGTGACGTGGGCTGCTGGCGCGGCTGTGCCGACCGGCATCGTTCAAATCCCCACGGCGAAGATCGTCGTGCCGATGAGCTTGGCGGCTTCGGCTGCTGGCGCACTGGTGTCGGGCAACACGATCGTCCAAATCTAAGCGCGAGCTTAGGCGAAGACGACCAAACTAAACAGGAGTGATGATGCAAGTCTCCAAGACCCGCTCGTACATCCCGGCACGTGGCTTTAAGCCGTTGGCGATGGACAGCAAAGCGATCACCGTCGCGGCGGTGAACCAATTGGCGCAGAAGTTCGGCATCGTGTTCGACCACGCGACCGTGCTGGACCAAGTGCGCCTGCTGCACGAAGCGCCGAAGGGCGTGACCATCGGTATGGATGCGTTCGCGACGCCCGCCACGGCTGCGTCGCTGCCGACTCCGGTGCAGTTCCTGCAGCAGTGGCTCCCTGGCTTCATCAAGGTGATGACCGCTGCGCGCAAGATTGACGATATCGTCGGCGTCAAAAACGTCGGCTCGTGGGAAGACCGCGAAATCGTTCAAGGCATCGTGGAACCGGCAGCTGTCGCGACCGAATACGGCGACATGACGAACATCCCGCTGACCAACTACAACCCGAACTTCATCAAGCGTACGATTGTGCGCGGCGAACTCGGCATTCAAGTTGGCCTGCTCGAAGAAGGCACGAGCGCGGCGATGCGTCTTTCGGCGTCCGAAACGAAGCGTCAAGCCGCTGCTGTCGGCCTGGAAATGTTCCGC